TTCCATTATTTCTTACTCTTACTTGTACCTGTGTATAGACCAAACCAGGCAGCGCCAGCACCAACAACGATACTGATTAACCCACTCTGTTCCATAGTTGGAGCACCTAAGTTCATATACCATATTACACATTTATATAATAAAATAATGTAAACTGTTAAGAATAATCTTGGAAATATTCTCCAAGCATCCACAGCTCTTGCCATATCAATTAAACCTTGATACTTATTTTTACTAGAGTCTACAGTTGATGTATCAATCTCTAGTTCTAAATTAACTTTTTTTGTTTCTGTATCCGCCATTTTATCTCCGTTTTTCTTGTTCTCTGCGTTCTTTTTCTTCTTTAAGATAATTAACTAATAACGAAACATACACCTCCCTCTCCCAAGGTAACATATCTTCTAACTCACTTAACGAATATTTATGATGTTGCATTAAAGCAAAGTTCGTTTCAAAATAATTCGTTAACGAATCATGTGAGAGGGCTATCCGAAAAAACTTGCTAGACCCTTTAGTGTAACCTCAGACTCAACCTCTGTCTTTGGATTTTTAACAGTCATTTTGTGTTCTAATCTTGGCATACTGTTATAGAAAGCACTTAACTTTCTCATTTGGTCTGCCGTTAGACCGTCAACAAAATCTTGTAATTCTTCTTTGGTAGCTTCTTTTGCTAAATGCACTTTATCGCCTTCAAAGATATTTTCAATACAACCTGTTATCATTTTATAAGTTTGTTCAATATTAATGTCACCTGTAAGTGTGTTCTCATCAATATCCTTTAATGCTGGATATCTCATTGTCACACCTAATTTTCTACTCTCATCAAGCATAATACTTGTAGAGTGGTCATCATCAACAAAAACCTCAATTTTAGATAAATCTACTTCGGTCTCTGCATAAGTTTTATTGTCATCTGGACATAAAACTTTTATCTTAGCAACTTCACCTACTGACTTAGCTCGAATTTGTAAAAATACATATTCAATGTCAAACATAGGATAGTCCTCTGCAATCACTTCACCAAATGTACATGATTTAACTATCTCTTTAATGGCAGATAACATTTCTTTTGCGTTACCTGATTCCATTGCCATTAATAAAACTTTTTCTTCTTTTACAAGAAAAGGCCTGTAATTAACGGTCTTTTGTTGTGATGGTAACACCAATTCATATTTCGCCGTACTGGCTAATGGTAATGCCATAATTTACTCCTCTTTAGTTTATTATAATAACGGTGGAAATACTCTTCCACCTGTCACAGCACCAATTGGTACTCTTTGTCTGATAACATTAACAACATCTCTACCAGCTCGTCTAATTTCTGGTGGTAATTTGTTAATAATATTACCAATCAATCCTCTATCAGCACCTATTACAGTTGGTTTCTTAAATCCACCACCAACAGTATAATTACCTACTTGGTCTAGTGTTAGATTTATCCAACTTTTAAATGCTAAAGAAACTGAAATCTTTTGTATCTCGTTTTCTGAACCTTGATTATATGATACAGCACTAATTGTTTTAGGAAAACACTCAAACAATTCTACACCATATGATATTCTATCTCTATCGGCATTTTCAGCAAATGCACCTAATTGATAGATACGCAAACCACCTGTGTACTCATCATAAAAATGTACATTGTTTGTACCTTGGTCAAATGCAGCCTTTTGCCACATTTCAAAGAAACTTCTTTGCCTCATGTACTTATCACAATATACTGACATTGTAATTTCACCACTAAAACTATGACCTGTTACAATCTGTCTTTTTGGTCCATATATTTTAAAATCTGTTGTATCAAGTGTACGACCAGGCATATCAACACTTTCAATAAATGCTCTTAAACCTCTTTGTACTTCTTTGTTTGCCTGAAGTTCACCTTGTTTTGTACTTCTTACTACTTCTTCCTCAAACATGATACTTTCTCTACCTGGAGGACCTGCAGCTTGAGTTCCAACTCCTGATGGTAATATAAAATCACACATGAATCTATTTGGTCTTGCAAAGCCTTCGCCTTGTGCAATTTGACCCATAACTCGACCAATAGTAGACTCAGGATTACCACCTTGTACTCTACCTAATCGTTTATCGCCTTCGACATTATCAAGTGACTTATCTCTAGGAATACCTAATCGAATATCATAATTACCTATTCGTCTGCCGCCTCTTAAAATTGCCATTTTATTTTACCTTGTTAGCTAATCTTTTTCTATTTTTTAAATGTGCTTCTTCAACTAAACTTTTATTTTGACCATAATATGCAACTGCATAACCTTTATCACACATTGTTTGATTTATAGATTTACCGTCTATCCACACATCACCTAAAATTCTACCAAACTTACCTGTTTCATCACCTTTGTAAGTTTTAATGGTAATTTTTTTACCATTTGATAATGCGTCTTTCAGGAAGTATTTAGACAATAAACCATACTTCTTTTCTTCTTTATCTCTTGTTCTACTCTCTGGTGTGTCAATACCAAATAATCTTACTCTTTGTTGATATAGAATATCAAATCCCATATCTAAAGTTACATCTATTGTATCTCCGTCTACCACTTTTGTTACTTTTTTTACTCTATAACTAAAATCTGTTGGGTCACCTAATTTTGGACTGGCCATTATATTTTCCTTCTACTATCAGCAAAGACAGAACCAATACTTCTTTTCTTAAAGTTTGCTACAGGCAGATATACTGCAATAGCCATTTCATCAACATCTATTCTTCTAAAACCTGTTTGACATTGTTTGTACAGATATTTCTTAATTGCTGGTCTGATTAAATTTATACTTGCGACATCACCATATGACGCCTCTAATTTTGTTGTACTATCAAATTGATTATTACTAGCAAACTTTTGCATACGCTCTAATAATCTAAATCTTAATGGGTATGGTAAATAGTGAAAGTTCAAACCCATAAAACCACCTTTGATAGGTTCTAATGGCAAAACCAATGGGAATGTATCGTAAAAAGGTAATGTTTTTTTGTATTTTGGGTCGTAAACAAAGAAGTTCATACGACCAGCACTAGGTCTGCCGTTAATACGGCCTTCTCTCATTAACTTGGATTGTGAAGCCCTATCTGCAATTAGTGATACTGCATTACGATACCATGTGGTGGCACGCTGTTGTCCACCTTGCAAGTCTTTTAAAGGGTCAAATATTGTTTTTGCCATATTACTATTTATATAGCCTTCCAATAAAAAACCCACCGATATTGCTACCGGTGGGTTAAAGGTCTAAAGCGGAGAGATTACTCTTCCTCTGCCAATTTACTGAAATAATCTAATGTATCATCATCTGAATCATCAATCTTCATATCACTTGACTTTGGTTGAGCTACTTCAGCACTTTTTACAGGAGCAGCTGGTTGGCTAGGCGGGAGGTCTGCCGACTCAACTGTTTCTGCACTTGTAGTGCCAGATATTACCCTATGAAGTTTACTTTTAAGTTCATCATAAGACTTGAAGTTATCTGGTGCCACAAAGGGTTTTAGAGGATATTGTTTTTCCCAAATAGCCTTGATGTCATCATCTGACTCTTTGATTTGAGAAACACCCTCAAACTCGGATTTGTCGTAGTTCCAATAACCATCAACTTTTCTTAATTTCAGTTTAAAGTTTGCACCTTTCCAGAAATCAAATGGGTTGATTGGTTTTTCATCTTCAAATGCCGGCTGCATTGCTTCAGTAATCTTATCAAAAATCTTTTTACCAAATTTGAAAAGTTTTACTTGTCCGTCATTTTCAGGATGTTTAGGGTCACTTACGACTAGAATATTTGCATAGTAAGATAATTTTCTTTTTCTCTTTCTAGCAATCTCTTTATCAGAATCAACACCTGTGTTCCACAGTCTTGTATTTTCCTCTGATACTGGATCCTTTTGACCAAGTGTAGTCAAACTGTTTTCAATATACCAACCACCTTTGTCTTGGAAGGCGTGTGACCATACTCTCTGCCACGGCATATCTTCACCGTTTGAGGCAGGTAAGAAACGAATAACAGCATAGCCGTTACCAGTTTTATCCATCTCAATTTTCCAGAATCTATCGTCTTGGTATTTGTTTTTGTTTGATTGGTCCTCTGGATTTAGATTTTGTTCCAGAGCTTTAGTTAGTTTGTCAAAGTTACTTGACGAGGTCTTTAATGTTTCGAAATCCATATTTTCTCCTATATTTTTCGTATTGTTGTATTCGTATTGTCTGTTTTAATCGACAC